GTCTTTTAATAATCATAAGTAATACCTAAAACCTACATAAAAACAAATAACCATTAATTAATTATCTTCTTATACCCTTATATATATTGCTCTATAGCATAGCCATGTATTTGTTAGCTTTTGGCGATTTCTCATAGTCTAAAAAACTACCTTAATTTAGCTGATATTTGTTATTTGGTACACAAAAGAAAAAGACAATAAAAAAGGCACGATTAAGTGCCTTTAATATGATTATATGATGATCTCTAGTATCTGTTAGTTATTAGTCTATAACCGTGATTATTAGTTATAAATGACTTGTTTTTGTACTTGTCATCATTTAACACGTACTCATTTGCAATATTCTCGGCTATTTTTGCGATACCTTTAGCAAAAGAATATGATATGTCTATTTTGAAACTATGATCATATTCATATGTACCATTATCATCAGATATATAAAAATCGAATCTATCCTTAAAATTATAGACTATTTTGCATTTTTCCAATGGATATATAAATGTTATTTCTTTATGCATTTTCATAATAAAATCCTCATATTTATTAATTAATATTAATATATATGATAAATCTAGATCGTGCAATAAAAAAGCCATCATAAATTAATATAATGGCTCTTTATTATGTAGTTATAATCTTAGACTAAATTTTCATTAGCATAAGAATATAGTTGCTTTGCGATATCTTCATAATTATCTTCATTGATATTCTTGAATAATCTTTTCGCTAATTGTACGAATTCATCACTTTCGCATAATATCCCTATTGAAGTGCCTGTATGATATTCGATATCATTTGTAATGCATTGTAATAAAAAGTTTTTCATTATTTCGCCCTCTTTAAATTAAAATCATCATTTATCAAATGAACATCAAAATATATATCACCATATACAATAGTCTTTTCGTTAAATTCATTAGACAAAAAATCTAACAAGTACAAAATTAAGATATTATCTTTATTATTTAACGCTTGGTTAAATGTATAAAAGCTAGTGTATCCACTATATGACTTAGTATTATTTTTTAAATATTCTAAAAATTCAGCATTTTTAATAAAATGATCAATCAGATTTTTAGCTTGTTTTTTATCTACATCACAAAAAATTGTATCATTCGAATAGTTATAAAATTCTGGAGAATTTAAAGATATATTTTTAAAATCAATATGTATCTTATATTCATTTAAAATATAACTCTCAAACTCACTACAGTAATTTTCTATATATGATTTTTTTGTATTTTTATAGTCGATATTTTCATGATCATATTCTGGGTAGTTTCCACTATCGTTTAAACTATCAATATAACTATCTATTATATCAGAATGTATAGATTCATAAAAACCACCAAATTTAATTACAGTTTCTATTTTATCTTGTTTTTTCATGTTTTTGCCTCTCTAAAAGTTTAATAATATATCTATCTGGACAAGTGCAATCATTAAAAAATATAAGATAGATGTTCCAACAATTGCACCTGTAAAAGCTTTTAATATGTCTAATATAGTCATTTTTAGATATCCTCGAATATAATTACATCATGGTTATCTGTTTTATATACTGAATAATCATCCTGTAATTCATTGGCGAATTTATCATAATTAAAATATCTATAAATTGTTGAATCTGTATTGTATTGACATAAAACAACTTCATCAGCGTAATGCTCAGCATATTCTTTAAAATTAGAATAATGCAAGTGATATTCCTTATCATCTAAAGATGATATATCATCACTCGGATACATTTCTCCAAAACCTTTGACAACATCATAGCCATGCTTTTCAATTGCATACATATATTTCTCAATCTCATCAATGCTAGGATATTCGCCAAGATTAATAAAATTATTATAATCATGTATAGCCCACTCTTCAGCATTAGGCATTTTAGATGATTTAAGCATACTATTAATTTCATCTTGTATATAATCTCTATCAAATTCCCATATCTGTTCATCTTGATATGGTTTTTTGATTAATAGTTTTATCCACTTACCATGCAAAACACCACTATTATAAGATGATAGACAAGCGACATAAATTGAGCGTTCTATATCTGTATTTTTTTCTTTTAACATTTCCATAATAACCTCTTATGTTTATTAGTTACCCTTAATTATAGTCATATATTTGTATATATCAAATTTATTTTTATCTCATGAATTTAATTAATATTATTTAATTCTAAAGATTTTTAGATTGAATTTTGCTAGATAGATTGAATGACATCTTGGATTACTTCTTGGATTGAATAAGAACGACTAGGATTGACTGACTGATTGAATGAACGACTAGGATTGAGTGGGAATCCATTCCCTTGTGTTATATGAAACTAATCCTCTTCTTTAAAATCACCTTGAATATCTGGTATGGCATCATCACCATATTCAGTACCCTCAAAAGTTACTGTTATACCTGTTGAATATTCTTGTTCTTCTCCCACATCATCTATCTGTGAATCTTGATAAATATCTGTTACTTCATCTTCTGTTAGTTGTCTGTCGCTTTTAATAGTCCACGATCTAACATCAACAGTCTGTTCACTTGCCTCATATATGTATTGTTTGCTCATTTTTTCCTCTCTTTTGTTAAATATTCTATCCCAATTACTTTGCACTTTTTCTTCTGGTACTTGCGATTTTCTTCTTGTATCTCCTTTACCCATGTCTACTCCAATATCTTAAACATTTATCAAAGTAGTCTTGTATATTTTTTGGTTTTTCTGGCTCTTTTGAATTTTCATATTTCAGAGCATTGTCGCTAAATTCCTTTAACTGTTCTAATACTTCCTCTTTAGTAAACTCTCTAGCTTTTACTTCATGATCGTTGTTTTCTACACATCTAGCACCATGACCAAATGCAATTTCAAAAACCTCTTTTATAAATTCTTCGTTAGTCATCTACTTATCCTCTCTTTAGTTTCTATCTGTATTATGTGTTTATTTGCACAATCCATACAAAACCAATCTTCGAGCATTATGTTTGGGTTTTTTTCCTGCCATTCCTCTATTCTTTCATCTGAACATTCTAAAATTTCTAAAATATTTAGCATACCATTGTCATAATCGAATGTTTTACCACATACATTACACTCTCTCTGATCTTCACTTAGCTTATTTACACTCATTCACTTATCCCTCTTTAGTTTCTAAATGATGAACACGACTACCACTTTCGCTAAATAAGTATCCCTCATGTTCACAATACTCTTGTATTTCTATGTCTCTCATGTCACCTATATAATCACATTTAGCAATAAGTCTTCCATTTTCATCTTCATCTTCATAGTCATATGGTGTTTCGTTTAACCAACACTTAACCTCTATTTTTGCATCTTCATTTAGCTCATTATATTGATATGCTTTTATTTTAATTATTTCCATGTTTATCCTCTTAAGTAATTTGTTCAATATATACTTTTGAGCTATCTTCATCTTCTACATCTAATTCAATATCAGTATCATCAATATCAGACTGATATAAACATAACTTTACTTGCTTATCACCTACTGTTAGTAGATATGTGTGTGTTATTTCCATTTATTTATCCTCTCTGGCAGATAGGTTTGGGTGTATTCTGCATACTGATCGCCCAATTAGTTTGTATGCTATTACCTATCTACCTTTATAACATCTCTGTTTAGTTACCCTCTAACTAAACTATAACTATTATTACAGTATCATATATCTGATGCAAGTATTTTTTCCACTTCAGCATCAATCTTCTTCTTTTGAGAATCGGTCAAGGATAAGTAACTGAGTTTACCCCTCAAATTTTGAAATTTTGATCTTCTGCGACAAGCACTCAAATTTTTTTCATAATATCGTTTCTTGTGTTCCTTTATCCTTTGTGGATTTTTTTGAGCCCATGATTGTTTTTTTTCCATATTTCTCTCCTAAAATGGTACATCTGTTTTGTCGTTAAATATTGCTTCAATATCATCAATATTTTTCTTATCTTGGCTACCTAGCTTGTCTTTTGGATTGTATGTATTTACTTCTCCATAGAGTTTGCTTGGATTACTGCTCGATCTTTTAACATCTACATTTATCCATTCATCTGGATTGCCTAGCTCCTTTTTTAGCCATACTGCTAACTGTTTCTTGTTAATTCCGATTCTCATTTCAATAAAATCTTTGTCTGATTCATTAAAATACAAACCCTCGCTAAACTTCTTATCTTTTTTTTCTACCATTATTCATCTCCATAGATTAATTTAATATCATAGTCGCCTGTGTACTTCTCTGGCTTATCTCTAAGTTCTCCACCTAGAAGTGCCATAGAATATTCTTCTAAGAGACTGAGCATAAAGATTTCAAACTCTACATTTCGCTTAAATTCCCATACTCTAGTGCCATTTAAAGACCAAGAGACTAAGTGTGTCTTGTTAATTTCCACCCCTAAACTGTTTAAAATGTACTGTTGTAGGTAGATTTGTGGATAATATCTTGTGATTTCTTTAGAGGTATATGGTCTTTCCCCTAGTTTTCCACATTTTATTTCCAACAAAGTATCGCCTGAGATTCCATCTGGAGTACAGCTTAAATCAACGACTGTGTCTCCCTTTAGGTTTAGGAAATTTTCAATTACATAGTTCTTTTGGTTATCTAGTATATCTTGTGGCATTTTCTTGTTCATGAGAATCCACTTGGCTACACCAGATTTTTCATGTTTATTGCCAAAATCGACATACTTCTGTAGAAATGAATCTATTGGCTCGACAACACCATTTAAGTCGTTTTCAAGCATTTTAGATCGCTTAGTATACAAACCAAAGCAATAGTTCATAGCTGATGAGCTACGAAGATTGTAACGCTTGACCGAGTTCGATTTCATCTGTGCTGTCATTTACCTCTCCATTTTTGATTGCTTTTTCTACTGCTTTTGCCTTATCTTTTGAATCAGCTATCTTTTTAATAGCTTTATCTTTGATTTCTGGCTCAACACCCTCTGGTCTAGTCTCTCCATTCTTAAATATCTGGATACCCAAACCAAAACCAAGAGCAAAACATTTCATTAATGCTCTCATTTTCGCACTATTCATATCAAAACAGTTTGGGTTAGGTATTGGTTTATTGGCATAGTTAGTCACAGGATACCAAATCTCTTTATAAAGATTATCAATAGTAACCTTACAATAGATTTCTACTGTACCATCATCAAAGGTTTTTGGCATACCCCATGTAACATGATGTTGTGGGTAATGCTCGTTCATGATAGCGATACCATGAGCATTGGCTAGATAAGTAAAACCATTCTTTACTTCAGTTTTACCTGTTAGATCAATTACAGAAAGAGTATCGTATACCTCTTTATATGTAAGTTCTTTCATTGTTTATTCTCCATTTACTATATACGAATATATTAGCATATGAGTTGATATAATCAACATATATGATAGTATTATTATCAGTAAGTGGTTTTATTTAGGTTTGTAATAAAAACAAACAAAAACAAAACAAAGAAACAAGTAATTAAATACTTGTAAAGAAAAAATTAAATTAATATCACGAAAAGAGAGGAAAGTACAATGGAAAATGATGATTTAACAAGATTCTATCAAATGATGGATAATTTATACCCAAATCAACCCAAATTAAACAAAGATCAGAAAAGGTTTTGGTACTTGGCTTTCAAAGAATATGACATAGAAAGTCTAGTCAGATGTCTACATGAACACACTAAAAATGTTGAACGTGGCAGATGGAGACCAGAGATATCAGATATCATGAAGTATTTATCGCAGGATAATTCACAATTAGAAGAAACTTGGCAGAAATTCTTTGACAGAAAGACTGTTGATGATAAATTAGCAGTAGAAATATATGAAAGAATGGGTGGGTTATCCTTGAATCGCTTAACTTCTAAGGAATTAGAGTTTAAAAAGAGAACATTTATTGATCTGTATATGAATAGGAAATCACTAGAAAAGATACAAAATCTACCACCTACAGCTAAGAAAACACTATTGGAGAAGAAATAATGATAACTAAAAACGACATAAACGAAAAAGATATGATTGATGCTATCAATGAAATCGAAGTTTTATATCGAGTACATAAAGATTATGTATATAGAAATGATACTGATATGCAAGAAGATGTAATGATTGGAGTTGTAGAGGGAAAAAAAGAAATGTTAGCTGATATTAAGGTAATTTTAGATACACTTGAAAAAAAGAAATATAAAAAACCAGAGATAGTTAAATGATTAGATTACATGATACTGAGCTAGAACAAGCTATTATAGAACTTAGAGAAAAAGGTAAAGAACTTGGCATTGCTGAGGGCGAATATGAGTATCTTGTGGCTATGCAAAAGACTACCAAAGCTACTGTATTTCTGGAAACCAAACAACAAGGATTAACAATTAAAGAGAGAGAAGCTATTGCTGAAACACACAAAGATGTAGTCAAATACATTCCTTTGATTAAAGAACAAAAGCAAAAATATATAGCACTTAGACACACGATTTCGAGCATTTTGGAAAGCTGTAACTTGTTTAGAACAAAGTCAGCAAATCTAAGAGGTGAGAAAAAACTCTATGGAGAGTTAGGTTAATTAATATTGGAGACTAAAATGAAAACAAAAGCTGAAATAACTAAAGAAAGTAATGAGCTAAGAAGTATGTTAGCTAAATCTGAAGCAGAGAAAATGTATCTAAATGAATTAATAGATTACATAAAAAAACTTGAACTAAAAGTTGTTAAAGAAGTAGCTGACAATTCAGAAGATGCTGTACATGATGCTCGTGAATATCAAAGTGGGTGTTTCCCTTACGAAAATGCTGTATCACAGTATGATTTAATCAAGTCAATTATGGAAAAAGTTAGATATTATGAAGATGTAATCAATGGGAAAATATCTGGATTTGAACATAGAGCAAACTCTATCAGGGAAAAAACAGGACAATATCCTGATTGGTGGAAAGCTGAACTAAAGAAAAAACAAGGTTAATAAACAATAGGAGAGGGTATGAATATACTAAAATATAAAGACATAGTTTTTGAATTACTGAGTTCCTCCCCTATGACTAGAGATAACGACACGTTGTTGATATCTCTGGTCTGGGATGTGCAACTCAAACAAAAAGACTATGTAGGATCGAGGGATTTTCTTGATGTTATGCGACTTGGATATCTTGCTAAACCTGAATCGGTTACAAGAGCCAGAAGAAAGATACAAGAAGATAATCCTTTACTTAGAGGTAAAACACACGGTAAAAGACAGGAAGAACAGTCAAATGTTCTAAATCAATTAAATCAATGGGAGGAAAACAATGAGTATAGATGAGTTAAGAGGAATGGCGAAAGCATTTAAACATGTAAAGTCATATTGTGAAAAGCTAGACAAAACAGGTAGTCAAGAGGGAACTGTTTATGAAACTATGCATGTAGTATTAGATGGTGTTATATCGCATTGCAATATATCTATTGAACATGTTGAAGAAAGCATAGATGGTGAGATGGAAAGAATGTATCAAATGATGGAGGGTAAAAAAGATGATAGACAAGATCACAGAGATTTGTAATCAACTACCTGATGTAGTTAAAGCAGTTATATTTGTATCAGCTATTAGTATCTTTTGGTCATTGGTGCTCTAGTGTATCGAAACAAAAAACTATTAGAACTGATGAGAGAACTAGACTGTCAGCATTGTGGTGCGAGTGATGGAACTGTATGTGCCTGTCACTCAAACCAATCTAAGCATGGCAAGGGAATGGGTTTAAAAGCACCTGATTCCCTTGTTGTTGCTCTTTGCCACAGGTGTCATTATGAAATGGATAATGGCAAGAATTTAAGCAAACAAGAACGTAGAGACATGTGGACTGAAGCATATGTCAAAACAATGAGAACATTAATTGAAAGTGAGAGGTTAATTATTAATGATAAAAATTGAGAAAAATATACCGATAGTAAACAATGGTAGACCTTGTAAGTATAAAGAATATGTTGATGCTTTCTTGGATATGGATAAGGGAGATTCATTTGTAGTAGACAACTACAAGATCGTTAATTCTGTTAGAAAACAGGCATGGAAGAAAAAGGTTGCACTAAGTTTTAGAAAATTATCAACCGATAGATACAGAATTTGGAGAATATAATGGGTTGGTTTTTAACACGACTCGATGCTAAAGCATTTGATTTAGAATGTAAAAACATAGATGGAACTAAGAGATGGTCTGATGAAGACGTTAGGATACTGTACAAAATAGAGGATGCAGAGCCAAAATCTAATGGAATTGGCGAAACTCACTTCCCTTGGGGTTTGAATCCTAATCTACAATGCTATATGATAGAGCAATACAAACTACATGGTGATGACTATTTGAAATCAATAGGCACAAGGGTAGAACAAGAGAGGAAAAAGATAGGTAAGAAACGTGAAAGCTGATCTACTATCACTTCTGACTGCAAAGTCTATGAACTATGAACTCTCTAGTGGTAATCACGATGCAATAACATCTGAAGATATTGCTCACTTTTTAGGAACTAGGGGATTGGATAACAGGGAATACGATTTTCTCATGGCGAAATACACAGACAACAACTATGCTAGATCATTGGTATTCGATGATATCTACGAGGAAGTTTGCGATATATTCTTCAAACACATAAACCCAAAAGAAATAAGAGGGGATAAATATCTAATTAGAAACTTTATCAACTTATCATTGAGAGAAGTCATTATGACTGTATGCCCTTTCTGTCAAGGCAGAGGTGTTGTCAAATCTAAGAACAGTATAGACAAGTGCTATCATTGTGAGGGTACAGGACAATTCATTTATGATGATGATAATCGCCCAGAGTTTTTAGGTATGGATAAAAAAGATTATATGGAATTTAAAAGACCTTACATGGAAACATTAGAGTTTGTAAAAAACATTGAAATTAATGCTCTAGCTAAAATAGGGGATGAATAAACTAAAATGGACTAGCTCACTCATCCTCTCTTGTGGGTTAGTCTTAACATCTTTTAATTACTATCCAATGAATCTTTATGTGCAGTTTTTAGGTGTGCTTGGTTGGTTGGTTGTCGGAATCAAAACTAAAGATCATCCGATTTCTTTTGTGAATGGGGTTGGATTGGCAATTTTAGGTTCTGGTATCATATATAGCCAAAACTTGTAAAAAAAGTAGCCCTATAATCGCCATAATCCAATTTAAATGAGGTGTCTGGTACGATTATAACCCACTAATGTGTAAGTCTATTCTCGTCCATCTCAGAGCCATTATCAGGGGTATCGCTTGATTCTTCCTCTGTATTGTCCTGTATCATAGCTAATTTAGGTTTTAGAGCAGGAATCTTGCTAACTAGACCTTGTAATTCTTCAATTAACTCAGCATCACTCTTTTGTGTAGCTTTATCTACATTCAGATTGATATTCTGAGAACTAAAACCACCCATCTCTAAAACTAATTTTGCTGTGTTGAGTCTAACTGCATCTTGTTCTGATCTAAGTAAGTCTTGTAGGACTGTAATAGCTAGTCCAGATGTTGATGTGATTCTGTCTTCGTTCTTCTCTCTGATTTCATGAGCATATTTCTTTTTAAGATATGAACCCATTTGTGTTGGATTGGATGTCCATCCTGCTTTCTTAGCTGATTGAGCTGCATTACCTGCTGTCTCACCCTCTAGGTAATATTCTATAAATTTTTGTTCGTCTTCTTTACTTATCTTTCTGGGCATCTACGTTCTCCAATAACCATATCTTTAATTTATTAATTGTCTCTTTAGGTAGAGGTAAGTCTTTTCTATATTTAATCCAAGACTTATCCAATACGAGACTCCCATCTATATCTACTTGTGTATCACTTCCTGAGATGTGACTTACAAGTGTTATAGTTTTGTCGTTTTCTTCTACGACTAATCCGATTGATATACAGTCAGCTAATGTATTTTCTAATTCTTTTATGTTTGTCCACCCTGATGTTGGGGTGATTGCATCTTCCCAATTTATCACTACTAATTTTGGTTTCATTTTTTACTTCTTAGATAGTTAAGATAATCAGCACCCTCTTGTACTTCCCAAAATACTTTGATGAAGTCTGGATGGTCTTCTGTGAGTTCGGTATTAAATACAGCAACAGCACAAGCTGACATCATCTTACATGGAAGATTTAATTGCTTTGCGAAGTTATCGTATTTCTTATACGAGCCAACTTGAACACAATGCATAATCTTATCTGAGTTAGCATCTTTAATAGGTGAATAACCTGATACATGAGTATGACCTGCTATAAGTAAGTGGTCTCTTGCATTAAACAATGCGTGTTTAACA